CATCATAATAGTTATATAAACTAAATCTGAATGTATTTACTTTTATATTTTTTTGTTCATAATCAATAGAATTTTTAACACTTGATATATTTTGTAGTATCTCTTTTGTTTCTATTGAATTGTCATCTTGGTCTTGTAGAATTAAATTAGAAGTAGAAAAGCTATCTAACAGATTGTATTTATCATCTTCTAACTCTGCAACTATTACTACTGGAATTACAGATAGATTGTTACCTTGTGTGTCATTCTTAAAATTTTGACTAATTAATGCCAATGTCACCACCTAATCTTAAAGATTCTTTAATGTTATCCATAAGTTGATTTTCTACAAAATCTTGTGTCATTATAGGATTATTAAAAGTAACATTAACTCCTCCTCCTTGTGGTCCATCTAAATTAGGATCTGCAAGTGGTGTAACTTGAACTCTTTCAGGTCCACTACCTTCACCAACTAACATCATTTGAGGTCCATCAGTAATAAAATCTGCTCCATATTGTGCTGCTGTTATTTTGTTTTTAGCAAACAATTTATCTATGCTTTCTCCTGCACCTGCTGCCATTAATAAATTTAAAGGAAAGCCTATATGCTTCATAATTTGTTTTATTAAATGTGCTTTTGAACCACTTAAAGCTGCATCTAATTCATTTTTTGCCCCTACAGCAGTTTCTGATGCTCTTATTTTACCATAAGCCTTTTCTATTGCACCTCTTTCATCTTTTGCTTCATTAACTTTTTTTTGTATTACTTCTTCTTCTTTTTCTAATTTATTAATTTCTGTTTGTAATTTTACTTGTTGTGTTAAAAAATCTATTCTTTCTTCTAATGCTTCTCTTTCTTTAGCATTTTTAAATTCTAAATTTGTTAATCTTATACCTTCCCTTGTTCTTTCAAGCCTATCTTCTATTTTACCTTGTTCTACTCTTTCTAATATTATATCTGCTGAATCTTGTAAAACTACTTTATATTTTTCTAATTCTTTGTTTAATTCTTTTTGTGCATCTCCTTGAAATTGCACATCTTCTTGTAGTTTTTTTAATGTTTGTGTTTTTTCTAATTTTTTCATTGTTAGTTCATATTCTTTTGTGTCTATACCAAGTTCTTTCATTTGTCTGACATAAGTTTCTAATTCAGATTCATTAACTTCTTGGAAAAAATCACCTATTGCTTCTGCTGCATTTTTAGTAGCTACTGCAAATGATTTCATAAATGGTTCTAATGCTTCACCTATTCCCTCTTGTGCATCACCAATAGCATTGTTCATTTGTGCCATAGCACCTGCAAGAGTGTCTGTTTGTTGTGTTGCTTGACCACCAAACACATCTGCTAAATTGCCAGTTAATGATTCTAATCTTTCAGTAGATCCAACTGCTCCTACAACTTCAATACCATATCTTGATAAAGCATTTGTAGATGAACCAAGTGTTTTAGATACCAAATCTGCTGCAACTGTTAATTCCATTCCTTTTGCTGCTGCTAAATCAAGTGTTGCTTTTGTTGCTGCTGCAATAGCTGATTCTTCTTCAACAAATGAACCAATTAATGCTTGTGCTTCAATAATTTGTTCATCACCAAACATAGTAACTTGTTGCAATGCTTTTGCTTGGTTTAACAACATATTTGATGTTTTACCAAGTGCTGCTTCTAATTTTTTCTCTGCTAATTCTTGTTTTGCAAATAAATCAATAGATTGTTGAATACCATTTAATAATGCTCTTGTTCCAAAATAAGCTGCTGAGGCTGCAAGTGCTTGTTTTGCAAGTCCTTTTAAACTACCACTTACACCTTGTATTTTTTTCTTGGATTGCTCTGCACCTGTTGCTGTTACCTTAATGTTTACCTTATTATCCATTAGAATCCTTTGCTTTTAAATGGTTTAATTCTTTTTCTATTAACATGAACTCATCAATTATATTTGCTGGTGTTTGTTGTAAAGAGGGATATGGAGGACAACTAAATGATTTACAATAGGTATATTCTTTTATTCTTTTCTGAACATCTTGATCCAATAAATCACTTGTATTGCAGAAAAAGAAATGCTCTGTATATAATGTTTCTCCTATTGAACTAATATTCTTTTGCATTATCTCATCATAACAGGCTTCAAGTTCTGTATAAACATCTTCCATATTTGTAAACATCTTCTGTTTGCCTGTAACTGGACTTAATGCTTTATAAGGAAATCTAAAACCATTATCTCCATTGTTATTTAATCCTCTATAAGAAATGTGAATATTTATTAAAAATATTATTTCTTCACTTTTTTTTTATTGACAAAATTAGAAACACTTATAGCAATAGAAAAGATTTCATCATTAGAATAATTATTAATTTCTTCATCTGACATATCTGTTGCTAATCTAACTATCTCAATAGCTGGACTAAACATACCATCTTTGTTGTTAAAAAACTTATATAAAAGATTATTTAATTCTATTCTTTCTGTTAGATTAAATTCTTTTATATCTAATTTGAAAGGTTTTACACCTTCACCTTTAATATCTATTTTCATTTACCCTTATCCTTTTATTTATATATATATTTATATATAGTAGTTAGCTAACCCTTAACTAACCCTTACTTAACTGTTAAATTAAGCTGCTGTTCCTATTGTAACAACTGGATTTGAAGTTGCAGCAGAATCATAAGTGAATCTTAATGGTATTGTTTGTTTCCAACCATCATCATCATAACTAATCCCTGCTTCATCAACAAATACTTTGCTTCCTGATATTTGAAATACTGTTGTATCTATATCAAGAGCCATACCTGCTACATTATCAATAGCATCATCAACTTCACCATCTCTTTTACAAGTTAATGAACCTGTTACTTCATAGCCACCAACACTATAACCCATTGGTCTAAAATTATTACCTGAATCAAAACCAATTCTATTAACAGGTCTTGCTATATTTAAATCAAAACTATATAACAATAGATCTTCACTATCAAGTGATGTTGTTTGTAAGTCATGCATATTAAACATAGTTGTTTGTGCTGTTAATAGTGTATGTGTTCCACCAGTAAATGTTAAAGCACCTTGTGTTGGAGCATAAGCAGTTTGAAAAGTTGCAGTTCCCATAACTACTCCACCATTTGAACCAATATCACCTGATAATGTAAGTCCTGTGCATAAACAAGATGTAAAATACATATCTACACCTTGTCCATCATGTCCTGCATTTTCAAACCATAATGTTACTGGTGTAGTATTTGATACTCCATGTCTATAATCAACCACAGAAGGCATTGATCCTAATAAAGCATTAGGTGTTGAGCCATCACCAAATAGTGCTAAACATACTCTATCTATTGCTTGAGCAGTTGCATGAAATGTAATAGAAATATCAAACATTCTATCATGTCTTTGCCACTTAACCATATCATCAGATTGTGTAAATGCTCCACTACCTGCTCTTGGAGGTGCTACACTTAATGAGTGTTTTTTAATTTCTGAAAATGAATAATCAGTTACAGGCATTTCTATTGTTACTCCATCAGCTAATGTTGCTGTTCCCATAGTAACCTCTGTTCCAATTACTACACTTGTATTTTGTTTTGTTTGAAATGTTGCACTTTTAGCCATTATTTCTTACCTCCTTTGGTATTTTTTATTTCTGTTAAATGTTTTTTTAAATCTTTTGGAATATCTTTATTCCATTCTATTTCTAAACCATCTTTCAACAATAAATGTGTTGAAGCAGACATTAAAGAATTAAAATTTTTTGTATCATCTAATGCCAAGTAAGATGGTTTTGCTTTGTATTTCATGTCTTATCCTAAGTTATTTAAATGTTCACAACTAAAATTCCAAGATATTGCATAATAATCTTCATATTCTTCTTCTACTTCTATTCCCATTTCATTGCTACCACTTCTTAAATTATAAGCAGTAGTTGAATCTGCTAATGATAATGTTGGATTATCATGTATTAGTGCTTCCAAAATACTTATTTGGTTAAACACATAATCTTGAAATTGTGTATTATTTCTATCTACTAAATAATAAATTATATCTATGTTAAAAATCCTGTGTTCAGAATACTTAGTAACATCACCTTGTTCTGAACCTCTTGGTATTAACCTAATAAATTGATTTGCTTTACTTGTTTCATCAAAACCACTTATTACTGGACATTTCATCTCTGCCCTAATTTTGCTCTTTAAAGCTACTAAAATATTCTTCCAAGTGTTTTTATAGGTAACTGCCATTATCTGCTTAATTCAATAGTAGCATTGCTTTTATTTGTCTGTTTCCTATGGCTACCATATACCTCAACTATCCAATAATCACTTGTATGTGCAGATGTTCCACTAAATCTACCATATAAACCATTATGTATATGTTGTAATCCACCTGTAATCTTTTCTGCACCTGATGTAGCACCTTCTAATTGGTCATTAGATAAATAACTAACAGTAAACTCAGCAGTTCCATAGTTTCCACCAGTAGATATACTTATTTTTAATCTATCATAATGTTCACCTCTGTATTCACCTGCAAGTTCTACTAAATCCATAGAACCATTAGAATCTACTCTATAAGCAATCTTACCATTCTTATCTTTTGCATCTACCTCATGTGATAGTTTAAATAAACCATCATTTAATTTATCTATAATTCCTGTTCTTTCAGGATTTGTTACTAAAGAATAGTAATAATCTGCTTCTTCTGAAGCACCTTCTTTTGCTCTAATTAAATTAGCTGCTGCAATATAACATACTGACTTAATGATAATTGGATCATATTCAGATGTTGCAGAATTAATTGCTGTATCAATATCTATTTGTTTTTGTTTTTCTAAAGGTGTTGAATATCTCATATCAAGATAATTATGTAGTTCTAAAGAAGCATCTACTAATGCTTGTTCTAAGAATGTTGTAAAATCTATACCTGCTTCAAATACTTGTTCATTAATTGTAGTAGAAGAATAATTACTATTATAATATTCTACTTGATTTGTTGCACTTGCATAAAACCATTCACCATTACTATCTACATCACCTGATGTTGATTGTGCTGCTGCTAATTCTTCTCCATTTAGAAAAAGAGTATCTACATATCCTGAATCTCTAAACAAATGTAAATTTCCTGATGTTAAAGTAGGAAATATTTGAACTTTAGAATCAAAGTCATTTACTCTGTTAAAGTATTTTGTTAAATCAGATATACTTGCATATTTAAAGTTTGTAGCCATTAATATCTTGCTCCCCTTCTACCAGTTAAACCTCTTGATGATTTAATCTTTTTACCTGCTCTTTTTATTCTTGTAGATTTTGCCTTGCCTATTTTTGCTCTTTTCATTTTATATGCCATAATTATCCTAACACTATTGCTTCTATTTCTGTATCTTTTACTGGGTTAATACTTCTTGCTTTTATCTCTTGAATTGAATTGTATTCTTGAACAGAATAAGTAATACCACCTGAATGTGCAGAATTAGATTGTCCTCTAACTTTGAACTCTGCTTCAGGTAAACTTGCTACTGTCCATTCACAATGTCCTTTTTCATAATCTACCTTACCAACTACTTTATCTAAGTAAAGCAAATCACCATTACCATTATCAAATATAAATGCTTTTTCATTTAACATATTTACACCTGTAATTGGATCTGTGATTTCTTCTTGTGCTAATGTAGATTTAGGTCCATAAACAATATCATCTGTTGTTCCACCACCATGTTCAGAACCCATTAAATCAGGAACACTACTTGCTAATGCAGGAAAAGCACCTACTCCAAAAGGTGTAGTGCCTGAAACATTACCAATACCTACTATTGTATCTGAATTGTTTGACATTGATTGAACTCTAACATCACCATTATGTATAAATATCTTAACTTTTTTATTAAGTAATCCTGATGATGTTGTATATGATTGTGTATCTAATACTGCTTGTATTTTAGGTAATACTGCATTAGAACTACCTGCAAATGTTGTATCAGAAGCATCTGTTGTAAATGCTATTGCAGTTTCAGTTGATGTTCCATCAAATCCATCATTATGAAACTCATCTACTACAATATGAAATGTATATGCAGTTGAAGCAGCAAGTCCTGTTTCTGTATTAGGTGTAATACCATTTAAACCCCAATCTAAATAACCACCTTCTGTATAAAAAGGTCCTATTGCTACTGATCCTGGAACAAGTCCATCTACTTTAGTATCACTTGTTCTTGCTTTAGAAAAAAAAGCACCTCTTTGCTTAAATCTTCCTTTTTTATCTGACATACATTTGCCATTATCAAATGGTAAGTGTTCATTACCAAAGAAAAAATTAATAGCTGCATCATCTGCATGTGTAGCAGCAGTAGAGCCTAATAAACCTCTTTTAACAACTGCTTTACTTTTAGCCAAGTTTGAACCATCACCTAATGATTCTATTTCCATAATTTCTGTGTCTACTTGTATTAAATCACCTACTTTAAAAAACTTAGAATGTCCATCTTCCATATATAAATCAACTACTGTTACATCACTACCCATATCAGAACTTGTAGCATGATCTAAATCAGCAGTAGAATCTGCATATTCATTAGCACTATTAATACTTAAAGGCTCAGTTGAAATAGCACCATCACTTGCTTTAGCAGCAGATTCATAAGCAGTTCCAACATCAGAAGCATAAGCTAAAACTCTATTATTAGGCAAATACATAAACTCACCAGCAGGTAACAAGAAAGACCAACTTCTAAAACTTGTTGCAGATCCAGGTCCTAAATCAACACTATTATAAACATCAGTATCACTACTATCTTTCCATTCCATAACAGTAATTAATAACTCTGCTGCAATATTACTATTATTCTTTAATAAGATAGCTTTAGCAGAAGCCATTGTGTTTGTTGCTTTAGATGAGCCACCTGATACTAATGTAACAAAAGCATCTGCATTATCTAATTCTTGGTTAATAGAAAAAACATCTGTGTAGTTCTTTGACAAACTACAATCATAAGTCTTTTCTGCTTGTATTGTTAAACTTGTTGTAAATTTTTTATTTGCCATCTTTCTCCTTAACCTGTAATATGATATTTAATTGTTGCATTAATTAGATAATCTGAATTTATTGAATCAGACCTAAATGTAAATAAAACAACTTTACCAGCACTAACATCTGCTGATTGTATTGTCATTTGTTGATAATATGATTGTTCAAAACCATCATTTGTTATATCTGCACCATCTGCTAAAACTACACCATTAGATAAATCACCACTTGTAGCACCATTACTTGAATCTACATCATAACTCATTAAATGACATCTTGTAGTATCACCAGTTGCTGTATCTGCTGCTGACCACCAAACAACTCTGTCTATTGTAATATTATCCATAATAAACCAATAACCACTTGTCAGTTTATGTATTGAACCTGTTGCTGTAACTGATGTATCAGGGTCAGTTCCAGTTCCAATATTATAAAGTGATAAAGCAAAAGAAACACCAAAAGGCAATGCATAATGTTTATTTGGGTCTAAAGCAGCATCATCAGATGAGTGCTGAAAATGTGCATATTGTGTATTAACATGTTCACCATTTGCTTTAACATAATTGTTTGTAGTATCTACTAACAACTTGCTTGTTCCACTTGCATTTTGAACATCTAATGCTGTTGTATTGTTTGTTGCTGATTTAACTTGTAAAGACCTATCAGAAACTTGTAATGCTGTGTTTGATCCATTACCTGTCTTAACTTGTTTTAAAGAAGTAGTAACACCATTGTTATCATTATCTACATAAGCAATGTCTTTGTATGTTTCTGATGGTGATTTTCCTGTTAAACTCATAAATTTTTACCTTTATTGATATTATAATATAACATATTAATTATTTTATGAAACATAAATTATTATTGATTGTTAATCCAATCTATTATTTCATTAATTTTATCTATTAGATTTTTTATTTCAACACCATTAAGAGTAGTGTCTAATTCTTCTGTTTCTTCTGTTGTTTTTGTAATTTTATTTAAAGCCATATTATGAACCCTCTATTATAATTTGATATGCAACTTCAAGATATATGGAAGTGCTGTCATTATCTGTTGTTCTTCTAAATACAGGAACTATTCTATCATCTTTAGCTACTGATACACTTAACCCTGTTTCTTCCCATTTATATTGTATATTTGCTGTCCCTCCTGCAGATTGTGTTGAACCTATTTGTGATGCTGTCCAATTTCCTGCACTTCCAAATGTTGGTTGTGCTAATTTTATTAATGCCCATTCTACTGTATCTGTTGAACTTATGTTACCTGTTACATTCCAACTTGTAACATTCCCTGCTTTTGGTATTGTATTTACTGCTCCATAACTATCTTGCATATTACTTGGTAAGGTTGAACTTCCTGTTGAAAAATACCAATAATAGAAACCTGAACCATAAGTACTATGAGAACACCAATACCAATTATTATACTGACATCTACCTCTACCTTGTTGCATAATATAATACTCTGAACTACCACCTCCTGCTGTTTGCCAAGAGCAAGTACCATCACCATCTTCTCTAAGAAATTTAGTTCCACCAGTTTCACCAGTAGATTTAATTCCTGTTCCTTCTATATCACCTGAAACAACTTCTTTACCATCATATATTAATGTTGAACCTATTTCTACTGTATCTTCAGATATTTTCATAGGTGTTGTTTTACCACCTATTTTTAAAGGCTTTAAATGATTATCTAAATCACTATCATCAGCAAGGGAAACTAAGTTTTTTAGCTTCCCTTGAAAAACATTCTTTAATGCTTTTTTAATTGATGATATTGACATTACTTATACTTCTTTATTATTGGTTTTATTTTCTTCCACAATTCATCATCTTTCTTTGATTTAGTTGTTTTAACAATCAAATCTCCAATAAGAAGAAGAACTGCTACACCACCTTTTTTGGCAATCCATTTACCTAATAATACTTGTAGCATTATTTACCTGCTATTTTCTTAATAAACCCTTTTAATGATGTCCATAGCATATCATCATAAGGTGTTGCTGACAATGCAACTGCTTTATCTAATACTAAAATAACTATTGTTATAATTTCCCAGTTGTTTGTTAATATTTCCATTAATTTAACTCTCCTTTGTCTATTAGTTCTATGTTATTGATCCATGCTTCCACATATTTCAATCTTTCATCTAATTCTTTAAATTGTGTTTCTTTAAATACTGGAGGGTGTGAATCTGTCTTTAAATGTGCTACTATTATTTCAAGATTCTCTATATACTTACCTTGTTTGTTTATAGCCTTCCATAATATATCTATCTGTTTATCTAAAGTCATCTTCATGTAACCACCCTTTTTCTATTAAGATAATTGCTCCAAAGAAAAAAACACAAAATCCTATTGCAAATAAAATTACTTTAATCACTACAATTATCCCATTTCTTTAAATCTAACATTGGTAAAGGTTTCTCAATTACATAATCTTTTAAAGTATCATTTTGTATTGCAACCTTGTTACCACCTTTAATATAAGGCTTTCCATCTGTGCAACCAACCTCATATACAAATAATATTGTCTTCCAAATGCCTACTCTTACTACTCTTGCAGGTCTTGATTCACCATTTATATTTATAATAATAACATCATCAGTATTTAAGTCATCACCTAAAAATACTTTAAGTCCACTTATTGCAGATTCTAAAGTTGTTCTTGCTATTAAAAACACAAACCCAGTTATAATAAGCCAACTGTATTCTCCTAACAAGTTCTCTATAATCTTTGTGTCCATATACTCCTATCATACTATTACTTTAAATATTGTTGTTCCTTGATTAACTTTGCCTAAACTCTTTGCATTGTATGATTCTAAAGAACTATCTATATCATACATATCATCATCATAGTTTTGCAAGTCAATTTTTATTCCATCTCTATTGCCATTCTCATAGAAGATATAACAATTCTGTGATGCTCTACCTGCTAAGTTTAATGCTTTCTCAGAATAATCATTTGCTCCTACCATACTACTGCTTCTACTAAATGTATCACCCACCCTTGCAGAATGTATATGTCCAAAAATAACATAATCTACATTTAACCCTCTTGACTTGTATCTTCCCATTATCTGAGTGATACTTGTGTCAATGCCTTTTTTAATAGAACCATTACCATGTAATAACAATAAATTTTGTCCTGCAACCTCAACTACCATCTCAGTTGGATCACCTTGTATAAAATTAACCTTACTATCTTTAAATATATATTCTAATGTTTTAAATATAGTAAAATCATAATTATCAGAAGCTAACATTTTACTCCAGCCCCAGTCTTTTTTTACTCTTGATTCATTGCCTGTAACTGCTGCAACTGATACATTAAAGTGTTTGTTAAGTTCTAAGATTACTTGTTGAAATATATCTACTGCTAAAAAAGTAGCCTTTGCTCTGTTAGTAGCCATATTAAGTAATTCATCTAACCTTCTATCACTATTTAACAAATCACCAGTCATTGCTACAAGTATATTGCTTATATTTTGTGATTTAAAGAAAGATATTGCCCTTTTAACAAAGTATTTACATCTTTTAGACATAATCTTAAAGTCATACTTATTATGCTCTAAATCAACCAATTCATTTGCATGTACATCACTAAACTGGATAACACCACAAGCCTTGCTTTTTTGTTTATGTGATTTAGTTAGTTTACTTAACTTATAATTGTCAAAAATCTCTTGTAATTTGTAATTGTATTTAGATACTGCATTTTCTATTCTTGCATATTCTCTAAATGCTTTTCTTTCAATTCTGTTTAGATCTTGTAGTGATTGTTTTTGTTTTGCTAATTTTACATTTGATGTAATTATGTCTACATCATCAGGTGATAGTGGATATACTGTCTTATGTTGGCATTTCTTACATTTATACCTTTGTTTCCCTCTGTGCCAACCCTCTTTTACCAATTGTAAACTGAAGCAATTAGGACAAACAAGTTCCATATATTTATTCCTTTATAAAATACCCTAAAACACTTGCAATCACAAATGTAATTGCAGTTCCTACTCCCATAATCTTTTGTATAGCAGATTCTGTTTTACCTACTCTGCCATTTAATTTTTCTAAATGTTTATAGTTTGCATCAACTTTTTCTTTAATGTATTCAAGATGAGTAAGAACCACCTCTGTGTCTTTTTTATTCATAGACTTCTTATAACCTCACTTAGTTCTTTTGCCCTTCTTGGTGTTTGTTTTGCCCATAAAGAATCTAACATTTCTACTGATGCTTCTTCATATTGTTCTGTTTCTAATAAATATATTGTCTTTTTAAATTTACTAAAGCCTGATATACCAAGCTGGTAACACATATTAATAACTACTTCTTTAGCTTCTTGTGGTGCAGAATGATACCAATCAAATTTCTTACTTATCTTAGATTCTAATTGAGCAATCTTTCTGATCAATATCTTATCTGCCATATCTTCATCTATTTCTAAGTCCTTAATAGCAAAGCCATATCCTATTGTATCATAACCTTGTGTGCATTGATATACTGTGGACCTAAATCCTTCATGCTCTTTGATTTTATCTAATAAACTCATTCTTCTGAAGAAGTCCAATCACTCTTAGCAAGTTCTTCTAATATCTCACTATGATTGTAAGTAGTTAGTCCATCAAAACAACTTGGAGTATCACCTTCAAACTTTAATATAGCTTTACTGCCATCTAATGTTTTTCTTAGTGTATCCATAGATGATTGTATTGCACTATCTATCATTTCATCTGTTATATCAGATACATTTACTATAACCCATTTTCTATTAGAATAATCCATTATGGTGTATCTCCTTCAAAGTCATTAATTCCCATATTAGTCATTAAACCTGAATTGTTTGTTATTTTTTGCATCTTAAAATTAGTAACATTACAATCAACATCTTCAACTGCTCTAAATCCTACATATATAGTTGTAGTTTGTGGTTGCACATAAAAAACATACTTACCTGCACTTGTTACACTTCCATCATAAGTAGAA